CGCTCACAAGATATCATTGCTTGATAGATTTTAAAGAAACAAAAAACGACAAGGATTTGTCGTTTGCATATATAAAAATGGAGCCGGTGGGAGTCTGACAAAAGTTGTTTTATCAACCATTATTGCATTTGTGGTCTGTTTTTGGGTCTGGTTGTAAAATTTAACGAATAAACGAACTATTCAAGTTTCTTTCTATTGTAATAGACAATTTTTTGAATGTCTATTATAACAGACAAAAAAGCCCTCCCAAATTGGGAGGGTGTGTCTTATACGTTTATGTTTTTATAAAGTTTCTGGCCAAGGGTCATCTGTGGTATACGACATACTGGTAAAACGTAAATCTCCGATATCTCTATCAGTAGGAACGGGATCGTCAAATTGTAGTCGAAGCTGGTGATTATCACCTGCCCCACCTAAATAAAAAGTGCCAAGACGTTGGCCTTTGTCGTTAGTCATGATACCCAATTTTGAGTTAGCAGAACGAAAACCGACGGGTACAGCGTTAACGTTTAAGATAACCACGTTACGCTCACGGTCAGAGCCTTGTGGAACGTAACCAGCCCCACCTCGTCGCTTGATACCAAACCAGCCCCATGATAGGCCTCCAAAACTGATCTCTACCATTGAGTTTGTGCGTCTAAACTCTACATAGGCACGATCTTGGTTTGACATAATGGTCTTTGGTCTGATTTTGACATCGCCAAAAATCACGCTCCAAGCTCCAGCACCAGTCCCAGCGCTCTTCTTGATCCATCTAATCGCTCCGTTCTTGGCTGTGGTGTCGGTGTATATTGTACCAATTTCAGCGTTTAGAGCGTATGGAAATCCTTGGCCTTTCAATTCCGTGCTTGTACTGCTTCCAGCATTGTTGGCTGAAATTTTTCGTTTTAGCTCTTCAAACTCATTTTTTCCGACTAACTGGCTTGTATCCACTGTTGGTAGCTTAGATGTTGTGACGAACGGGTCGCCACCATTCGCTAATTTGGTGTCAATAAGGGCATCCAGACCCAATTCAAGGTGTTTCTCCTTGATGTTGTTGGTCATTTGACTTTGCAAAGTAGCATAAGTTGGAAAGAGTTCATAGGCTTTGGAAGTCTGCAAAGCACTGCTTTGAGCAGTCTGCAACACCCCGACATCATGGCCTATCAGCTTAATAGCTTCTTTTAATTTCTCCATGTGTCACCTCCTTAGAGGGTATTCTTGGCCGTGTTGTAAATCTGCACGAAGTCAGTAGTTTCAAGGTCAGTAAATTTCTGTCCAAGCTCTGTCATTTTAGACACGATAGCCCCATCAGAGCTACTTCCAGCAGAGATTTTCTCAGCAATCTCTTTTAATGTATCTAAATCTTCTGGCACACCTTCACCTAAGATGGCTGTTTTGACACCTTGAATGGCTGTATCTAATTGTTGTTGTGTGATACCTCCTTGTCCAATTTCTGACTTATCTGCTTTGTTGGCAAGTGTGGTTTTAATCTCTTTGATATCAGAACCCACAGCTTGAGCAAAAGATGTTAGTTTCTCTGTATTTAAAGTCATATTTCTTCCTTTCAAATTTTAGCTAAATTATAAAGTGTAGTCAAATCTGGCAATTCTTCTGTCTCTGGCCCATTTGGATGTGCTGCGATATACTTATCGATTTCAGTTTTGACATCGTTTCTTACAAGCGAAAGGACTTCCTCGCTTGTAAATTCATCTGCTGAACGTGTGATTTCCAAGCGAGTCGAGCGGTCACTTGGGAAAATGTATCCACCACACACGATCTCGACTAGATATGATCCGATTGGCAAAACTTTTTCAAGTTTGAAAGTCACTTTTGATTTCTCGACAAGGCTTTCAAATGTGAGCTTGCCTTTTGAATTGTAGATTCTAATAGTTGCATTTCGCCCATTCAACTCATTGACAGGCTTGCATCGTTCATCCAACAACTCATATCCAAATAGAGAGGCAGAATCGCCTTGCTTGACGACAGCCCCTCCTTCGAATTGCTTTAGATTCGTAGAATTTAATAGTGTCATTAAATCCTCCTTGTTTTAAGAGAATGACCCGAAATCTGTAATCCGTTGACCATTCTCTGATTGACCGACTGCCACATAGCGACGATTACCGGATGCACCGATGTAAGTGATCCAGATATAACCATCGTTATCTAACCAGCCGTCGTAATTGATTTCTTGGCCAGCAGTATAGACTGCCACAATCTCACCAGCAAGACCAGCAGAAGACCGTACATTAAGAGCTGATACTTCGACTGTGAATGTACCTGTCTCTGGGTTGAATCCATTAGAGTCAACCGTGAGGGGCTCAGCTGGGGTGATAGGTGTTACTTCTGCTGGTTGATCATCGACTGGGAAGTAAAACCAACCTACGATACCATCAAAATTGCGTGTATTGTAGCGTGCTGGGCCACCGACATACAAGCTGTCAGCGTTACCGTCAATATTCTGCTCGATGGTCCGCATGGTATAGCCATCTGAGTCCTCAATGACTAGCCCTGTGTGCCCGTAAGGATGCCCTGCGATGTAAGTTGTATCTTGGACGAATGCTGCACCAGCACGAGGAGCAGATGACACATCACCCACAACATTGTAGACAACCTCATATCCGGCATCTCTAGCAGAGTTGAGCAAATCAATCGCATTTCCCCACAAAGATTTACCAAAAAAAGTAATAGATAAATCATTTACTTCATCTACGCATTGTGTTCCATAGCATCCGTCAGCGTCAGCACCTACTCCAGCATCAGCATTAACTTTTACATGATTGATCAAGTCAATAGTTCTTACCATTTTATTTCTCCTTTAAATCAAAAGCCACCACCCAAAAATAGGCAGTGGCTAACAAAAAGATTGTTGCTTTGAGAGTAGCTCTCTTAATCATTATTTGGCTCGTAATAGTTAAGCGCACGCTTGCTATCGCTTAGACCTGTTGTGGTAGGGTCATTAACGACACCGACCAAAACAAAGACCGCAAATAGCACATTGACAAATACCAGGATTTTATCAACAGTTTGGCCGAATTCCAGCTTGATGCCGAAGATATCAGCAAATGCTTGGAAGAGCAATGCAAGAGCTGGCACAAGAGCGAGCCAAAAGTTTTTGTTTTTCAAACGTACAGTCCAGTTAATTTTCATAGTGTTACCTCTTAATTATTTTTGTTTTGAATTAATGCTTTAAGTTCCTTCATATCCTCGCTCAAGGCTTTGACCTGCTCTGCGAGGATTAAAAGAGACTTGTTCTGTTCATCGTGGTTGTCGAGTCGTCTTACTGCAGTAAGACGGAAGTCACGCATATTTTCGATATCCTTTTCGATAACGACCATACGTTTTTCCTGTGCCACGACACTCCCTTTGAAATTACCGTAAATCCCAAGCAGAACACCGACAAACCCAATGATCATGCTGATGTCCTCTGGTGTAAAGTGGATCATAGATCACGCCCCTTTCTAATTAAAGTACTGGTTGTGGTGTAGCTGCAGCCACTGGTTGAGTCTCAAGGTCGCCAGAAGGTTGTGCCGGCTTATCTTCCTTCTCTTCTTTTGGTTTAGTCCATTTCCAGATACCGATCTTGCCGTTTTTGTAAAGGCTATCCAGTTGCTCCAAGGTTTCCCCTTGATAAGTAAATGGCTCAGTGACTTGGATCATGATGCGTTTGCCTTCGCCAAATGCTTCAGTATGGTTCGGGTCAAATACGGTAAAGATTTCTTGTGCTTGATAAGTCTTACCGGTTTGACCAAGAGCCACTAATTCGAGACCACGCTTGAAGAGAGTAGGATCTAGTGGGTTGTCGACATCCGTTACACGAGCCAACACGTTCCACTCTGCCACTTCCTTGATTTGTTGGATTTGTTGAGTCTTCTCTTCGTTG